GACGGTTTCGCCTTCAGCCGTCTTTCGCGTGCACTCCCGCGACCTCGCCCTAGGGCGGTTCGCGCGGCTTGCATCGCGGCGGCCGAAGTGTCGAAACGAGAGATTCCCACATCGGCGGAGATCTTGGGTCGGATTCGTCGGCACGTGGCCGATGGATCCAAAGCTCTGTCCCGCAGAGCTCATACCCCGAGATCTTTCCCCTCCAGTACTTCGAGCTGCTTCGAGTGGCCTGCCACTCGAGGCGGCGTTGATGGCTTCTTGTACGAGGTGGGTTGCGCGTGTGAGGCGGGTTCCCATCCAGACCCTGTGGTCTCGGATGTTGTGGAACGCCGGCTTAGACGCGCCGATCTCCGGAGGTACGGCGATGACTCGCTGGGTCGCTTCTGTTTGGAAGCGTCCGCGATTGTCATCGCACCGGAGACCGGACCAATCACCTCGGACATCCGTGTGGCCTATCGAGCGGCTGGCCTCCTCGCCCTGCGCCGGCATCGTTTCCTTCGTGGAATCGGTGCTCGGTCTAGGATGGAGGGGCTGCCGTCCCCGGGTATGAAAGTCCGTGTCGTCGGCGTACCTGACGCACTGACCTTCATTGAAGGGGATTGGATCCGTCGGTCGTGCCCAATGCTTCCTAGGAATCATTGGGTCCCGCCGGCGGACCAGCTCGAGCAACCACACGGCCTCGGACCGCGGCGGGGTGCAGAGTTCTTCAGTCTTGACCTTTCGGCTGCGACTGATGGACTCTCCCACGCGGTCGTCGAGGAAGTCATCAACGGCCTCTCCGCTTCGGGGTGCATCCGTCCAACGGATGTACCTTTGGCAAAGAGAGGGCTCGGAGTAGGCGGACCTCTCACTCGCTGGTTCTCTGAACATGCGGGTGAGTGGTACGCAAGGAGGGGATCGCCGATGGGCACTCCTCTCAGCTTCGTGGTCCTTTCCTGGGTGAACGACTGGGCAACCAGCGCGTTCTCCTCGGCTCGGCATCACGGTGACGATGCGGTTGGCCGCTCTCTCAACTCTTATGAGTTCGAGGAGTACCAACTCGGTATCGCCGCCGTCGGTGCCAGTGTGAACCGATCCAAGACCTTCACATCTACGTCCAGTTGGACGATGTGTGAGGCCGCGGCTTGGCCACGAAAGGACACGAAGCATGGAACGGTTGTCTTCTTCCCCCCTCCTTGTCCGCCTCCGGGCCTGCGGGCGCCGGTCTCTGCTGAGCGCAGGACCGGGCGGCGGTACCTCAAGAGACAGGAGAGGGTTATGAAGACACTCTTCCCGTGGTGTGCCCGTGACCCTCGGCTTCGTCTTCCGACGTGCATTGGGGGTCTGGGCTACACGGGGAGAGGGCTGGCGGTTCCCCGCTCGCTCCGAGTGCGTCTGGGTTCCTTGGTTTCCAAGGGCCCAGAGTACCTGGTTGCGAGGGGGTTCCACAGCCGAAAGCCGTTCCGAGAGGAGGGCCTCTATCCTCGACCTCTGGCACCTGTCCCATCGAAGCCCGGAGCGTACTATCGTGCGCTCCGTGCTGTTCGTGAGGATCCTCTCGAGGATCCTCAGGGAGAGTCTGTGCCAGTCTCTTCGCTTGTCACCTTCGAGAACATGCTTGTGGAAACACAGTATGTTCTTCAGGAAGGCTTCAAGTTGAAGAGGCGAAGGGTCGGGGATAGACCAGCAAGGACAAAAGTGAAGACCCTGTTCCGCGCTTCCCCTTGCCCCCGCGCTCCCCCTCTTTCGAGAGGTGGCGGCGTCGGTGCATTGGAGCGCTGGGCCGTCAAACTTCGCAGTATGACGGTCAGGGTCTTCTCGGAC